TGGAAAATGTAGTTCAGTCAGGATTTAGTATTTTTGTCTGGCCAAATAAAATAAAAGAAAAAGATATAAATGATGTGATACTGTCAGGAATGAGTGTTTTAGAATTACAAGACATTATAAGTAAAAACATATCAAATGGATTAGAAGCGAAATTAAAAATTTCCGCATGGAAGAAGTGTTAAGGGCGAGAAGGATGAAGTTGAAAGTACAGTATGAGCGAGATGAAAATTTATCAGAACAATCCTATAAATTATTGAAAGATTATTATTGCATTGAAGGTGAAAATTCCCCCCAAGATTCATTCGCAAGAGCCGCAATATCGTACTCTTACGGAGATAAAAAACTCGCCCAGAGAATATATGAAGGTGCGTCGAAGGGTTGGTTTATGTTCTCTTCACCAGTATTATCTAACGCACCGAAACAAGGAAAACAACCAAAGTCCCTGCCGATTTCTTGTTTTCTTTCCTATGTTCCGGATACATTAGAAGGTCTTATTTCGCACTCATCTGAGCTGAGATGGTTGTCAGTGAAGGGTGGTGGTGTTGGTGGTCACTGGAGTACTGTTCGTTCAGTCTCTGATAAAGCACCCGGCCCTATCCCCTTTATGCACACCGTAGATGCGGATATGACGGCGTACAGACAGGGCAAAACTAGGAAAGGGTCTTATGCAGCATACCTTGATATAGACCATCCAGACATCTTAGAGTTCGTAGGAATGCGTACTCCAACTGGTGATGTAAACAGAAAGAATCTTAATCTACATCACGCAGTCAATATCACTGACAAGTTCATGGAAGCAGTCAAAGAAAATTTAGACTGGGACTTAATTGACCCAAATGAAAAGACTGCAAAGGATACAATTCGGGCTAGAAAGTTGTGGGAGACTATTCTAGAAACCCGATATAGAACCGGAGAACCATATTTAAACTTCATCGATACCGCCAATCGGTCACTCCCAAAGGAGATGAAGAAGAAAGGATTAAAGATACATGGGTCTAACTTATGTAACGAAATTCATTTACCTACAAGCGAAGATAGAACCGCTGTTTGTTGTTTGTCATCACTAAATATCGAGAAATATGACGAATGGAAAGAATCTAATATTGTTAGAGATCTGATTAGATTCTTGGATAATGTATTACAGTATTTTATAGACCATGCCGGAGATGAGATATCAAAGGCAAAATACTCCGCACAAATGGAGAGGTCTCTGGGATTGGGTGCAATGGGATTGCATTCCTATTTTCATAAACATAGAGTCTCTTTCGATTCGGAAGAAGCAAGAGAAATGAACAATGAGATATTTAAGTTCATTAAAGATCAGGCTTCAGAAGAATCTAAGTTACTCGCGGAAGAAAGAGGGGAGTGTCCGGACATGGAAGGTTCTGGACTTCGTAACTCACATTTATTGGCTATTGCGCCCAATGCGAATAGTTCAATTATTGTGAATACTTCTCCCTCAATTGAACCTCTGAAGGCAAACGCCTATACCCACAGAACCAGAGTTGGTTCGCATTTGGTTAGGAACAGATACTTAGAGGAAGAATTGGAAAAAATCGATAAAAGTACTGATGAAGTATGGAGTTCGATAATCACTAATGGTGGTTCTGTACAACACCTAGCATTCTTAAGTGATCATCTTAAAGAGGTATTTAAGACTGCGATAGAAATTGATCAGATGGCATTGATAGAACTGGCAGCAGACCGACAGAATTATCTCTGTCAGGGACAGTCTTTGAATATATTCTTTCCGCCATCTGCAGATAAATCTTATATACACAAAGTCCATTATAGAGCTTGGGAAAGTGGATGTAAGGGACTTTACTATTTGAGAACTGAGAGTTCAAGTAGAGCTGAGAATGTTGCACAAAAAGTTACTAGAATTGCACTGAAGGATTACGAAACTCCAACCGATGAAAGTCAGGAAGAATGTGAAGCTTGTCAAGGTTAGGAGAAAAATATGGATGTATCTATCTATTCAAAATCGGGTTGTCCGTTTTGCGTGAAAGCGAAAGATTGGTTTGAAGATTTTGATATCAAATATACAGAGGTTGTTCTTGATGATGAGGAACAGCGACTATCATTTTATCAAAGAATAAATGGTTCAAAAGAAGTTCTAGGGACAGGTTCGTTCCCTAGAAGAGTTAACTCTATGCCCCAGATATTTGTCGATGACAAACATATCGGTGGGTATGATGATTTGATGGTGAGTGCAGATAAGATACTGAAGAAAGTATCTGGTGGATTGACCAAAACATCACAGACATATAAGCCATTCTTCTATCCTTGGGCAGTAGAACTGACTACAAAACATGAGAAAGTTCACTGGATTGAGGATGAAGTTGACCTATCTGAAGATGTGATGGATTGGAAGACAGATAGAGTTTCTCCTACAGAGAAGGAATATATCACAAATATCCTTCGATTATTCACTCAATCCGATGTAGAAGTTGGCAAGAACTACTATGATCAATTCATTCCCAGAATTAAGAACAACGAAGTTCGTAATATGTTGGGGTCATTCGCTGCGAGAGAAGGTATTCACCAGAGAGCCTATGCGTTGTTAAATGAAACACTTGGATTGCCGGACAGTGAATATCACGCATTCTTAGAGTATCAGGAAATGACCGATAAGGTAGAGTTTATGACAGATTCTGATCCATCTACTATCAGGGGATTGGGTCTCGCATTTGCAAAATCTGTATTTAATGAAGGTGTCGCACTGTTCGCATCATTCGTAATGTTGCTTAATTTCCAGAGATATGGAAAGATGAAAGGGATGGGTAAGGTCGTAGAGTGGTCTATCAGAGACGAATCTATGCACGTTGAGGGGAATGCGAATCTATTCCGATCATACTGTTCGGAACACCCAAGAATTGTAGACGATTCCTTCAAGAAAGAAATTTATGAGATGTCCAAGCTTGCAGTTAAGTTAGAAGATAAGTTTATTGACTTGGCTTACAATCTGGGAGATATTGATGGATTGTCTTCTGATGAGGTGAAAGCTTACATTAGATATATAACTGATAGAAGATTACTTCAATTGGGACTAAAACCTGTATTTAAGGTAAAAACGAATCCTCTTCCTTGGCTGGAATGGATTCTAAATGGCGCAGACCACACTAACTTCTTCGAAAATAGAGTTACGGAATACGAAGTTGCGGGGTTGGTTGGAAGTTGGGATGACGCTTACGCATAATAGGGATATAAATGTCAATAGATGACGCACCAGATATTATTGAGTGCCGATATTGTTCTTGTTACTTTGAAATATTTTTGAGAAATCTAGATGATAGTGTGAACTACTGCCCGAATTGTGGAGAACAAATATCGGGTAGTTATTCTTTAGAAGATGAAGAAAGTGATGATGAGGATTATGAATTATATAATGAAACTAATAGAATATGGCGCGAATAGCAGGAATTGATTACAGTCTAACATCACCGTCTGTATGTACATACTCGGGAGAACCAGAAGATTTTTCATTTGAGTCTTGTGGTGTGTATTTTCTGTCACCTACTAAAAAATATTCAGAGTATTCTTTCAAGAACATAGACGGTCAATCGACAATATTTACTTATGAGTATCCCGAAGAGAGATATGATTTTATATCCGATTGGGCGATAGATATTGTAGTGACAAACGAGATAGAATCTGTTTATATAGAAGATTATAGTTATAACTCTACAGGAAAGGTATTTCATATCGCAGAAAACTGTGGCCTTCTGAAGTGGAAACTATGGAATTCGGAGATAGATTATCATCTAGTATCTCCGGCAGAGATTAAAAAGTTCGCTTCTGGTAAGGGAAATGCGAACAAAGATCTGATGTATGAGAGCTTCATTTCTTCTACCAATGTTGATCTGAAGCAGTATCTGGAATCTAAATCTACAAAAATAGGGAATCCGATATCAGATATCATAGACTCCTATTATATCTGCAAATATGGTATAAATTTACTTGACAACGGAGAAATTATTCTATAGAATAGTGTTATCTTTTAATTGAGTAAATTTATGCAAATAATTTACGGCAGCATGAGACACGATCCATCAGGTAGAAAACGGAAAACGTCTCGCAAATCTACTAAAAAATACCAACAAGAATTTCGTCCACTCAAAGCTAAACCTAATATTCTTAGACAAGAAACTGTTTATCCTTCTAGGGAGTTGACAAGTTCTACTACTTGTGGTATGATAGAAAAACAAAAATATACAGGCGATTCTATTGTAGGTATTGCCACTATGCACAAGTCTAACGCAATACCAGTTACTAGTGCAAAATACGCAGAAGAAATATCAAGGATGGGGAAATGAACGTATTTGTATTAAGTCGAAATCCAATAGAAGCAGCACAACAACAGTGCGATAAACATATTCCAAAGATGGTTGTTGAGTCAGCTCAAATGCTCTCAACAGTTCATCGTATACTGGATGGAGTTGAGATGTTAAGACCATCCGTATCCGGAAAGACGCAAGTAAAGTATTATATGTTGCCGGACAATAGAGAACTAACTCTCTATAAAGCCGTCCATCATAAACATCCATGCACTGTATGGACTGGCGAATCTTTCATTAATTACAGGTGGCACTGGAAACATTTTTCTGCGCTATGTGACGAATATACGCACCGCTACGGCAAGGTTCACGCAACCGACACAAAACTACGGGATGCACTAGAACGGATGCCAGAGAACATTCCGCGCACCAGAATGACGCAATTTAAGTTGGCAATGAAGTCAAATCCAGAATGTATGTTCCCAGAAGATCCGGTCAAGTCATACCAGAAATTCTACATAACAAAACAGAAAAGATTCAATATGAGATGGACTAACAGAGAAGTGCCGGAGTGGTTTGAGTATGAGTGAATTTATTGGAAAGATTGGCGAAAGGGCTCTTTGGTTCGCAAAAATTATCGAAAAGAAAGATGTCAATACTCACTATGGCGAGAGTACCGTC